GATTCGTTCCGAATTTCGAACATTGTTCTTCGGAGATTTCTTTTCGTTATCGGTAAACCAAGTAGCAGTTTGTTTAGATCCGATATAGTCGTTAATGGTCTTGACGTCTCTATCCGTTAGTCGTTCCCAAACAGAATCGGGAACTGGATCGATCGCCATAAACTTAATATACTGGAAGAGTTCTTCTCCGGTATGCGTTTCATCTTTGGCTCCACCAAGGATGAAGGGTTTTTCGTAAAAAGACTCCCATTTTGACAGGGAGACAAGAGAATGCTCAAGACGAACTGGAGTTCCGCCTTGATAAAACACACGACTCGTGACTTCATCAAAGACTTCTTGTCCACCAATAGTAATCTCAAGCATTCTCTTGTCTCCTCATCATTTATGCATTAAACGCCGTTATGCCGCATTAGCCTCAAGAGAGGCTACTCGAGTTTCGAGAAGATCGAATGCAGCCTGAGTCGCGGCCGCATCAGCGGTACTCTGAGCCGTGGAAGCGGCAGATGCGGCACTGTCTGCGGTACTCTGAGCCGTGGAAGCGGCAGATGCGGCACTGTCTGCGGTACTCTGAGCCGTGGAAGCGGCGGTTTCCACCGTGTCAACTGCGGTTCGCACCTCAGAGATAGACGCCACAATAGAATTGTGATCTTCAACGTGACCCGTATCACCGGTCTGTGCCGTGTCCGGGAGAGGCGTAGTCCAGTCAACCATAATGACCTCCTATAGATCTATTGGGTTAGACCTCTATCAAAACTCAATACGAGCTCTGATAGAGGTCATTTATTCCCCCGACGAACCACCAAGAATGGTGATGACCTCGTCGGGCATGGGGAGTCGAGCCTCTTCAGTTGCCGAACCATAGAGGATCTCCTCGAGAGCCGAGAGGGCAGTCGAAGAAACCTTCGTCGAGTCGATAACCATCGAAGCGGTGGGCTTCAGACCAGCAACTGCCACAGGGGTGGTCGTGCACTCCCAGCTGAAGGCGATAGCCTCGGGCGAGTCGTTGATCGTGGTGTATGCCTTCTCCGAAGGAGCGGCCTGTGCACCATAGACCAGGTGAATCTTATAACCGTACGACTGTCCGGCGAGGTCGTTACCTACCAGAGTTCGGTACGAGAAACCGAACGGCTTTCGAGTCTGCTGACCGATAGCAAGACCCTCGATCGGGGACGCGCTACCGTCGCACTCAGCAAACTCCTCAGGGTAGGTGAATGCCTCGATGGTGCACGCGAACTCCTCAGCCGAGTACAGGTTGAGGTACTTAATGTTGTCGGCATACTGGGGGTTAGCCTCAGCACCCGAGGGCGACTCCGTGACGGTCGTCAGACCATTCCACGGAACACCGTCTGAGTACTCACCGGTGGTGGTGTCCACCTGGTACAGAACTCCATGATCGACACCGGTCTCGAAGAGCTTTTCTCCAGCGGCGTCCCAAACAATCTGTGCCATTATATATCTCCTTAGAAATACGTTCGATAAACGTTATGGTTGAGTCCGTCCGCGGCGTAAAAACGATCATATGTCGTCATAGGCATAGTCGCCAGCCGAGAAGGAACTTCACTATCGGGGGTGCGATCGATATGGGTGATTGAGTATCGATTAGTGATGGAATAGGGAGCATTGTCTCCGAATTCCGTATCCATGTTATCTCGAATATAGACGATCGCAGGATAATTCATTTGGACTCGGTCTGAGGGTTGGAAATATACATTTCTACTCCCCAGAATGGTCTCTAGTCGTTCTTGAAGTTCAAGGCGTTGGCCCATGGTATTCCTCCCCGACTGAGATGAAGAGTCGGGGGCGCTGGTCTTCCACTCGAGTGATAGTCCAATTCGCCCCCGACCAATTGATATATCGAATGGCATTCAAATTCTCAAACGCATACGCATCGGCCAGAACGCTAAAGTTGTTACCGATTCGAGTGTTCGGCAATACCGTATCGGCATAATCGGCTCGAATAGAGTCTCGAATCACATCGCCGTAATACTCTCGCTCGATAACCGCTTCTTCATAAATACCCGGTCGAACCTCGATACTCGAGAAGACGTAACCAACTTTTCCGAAAAATCGTGCCATTTTGACGACCTATCAATTTATTCTTGTTTTAGATCGGTACGACTATCGATACGACTCATCGTACCGATCGGTCATTCCCCCGATGCCGGAGCGGTGTAGGTGAAGTTCCAGTTGGTGGTAGCACCCTCCGTGAACTGGTAACCAACGGCCGGGCTAGCTTCGACGTCGGTGTTTCGATCAATCACGACGTCACCGGTAACGGGTTGCCGTCGATCGAGTAGATGACACCCTCAACGGTCGGGATCGTGATGGTGTTGGTACCACCGTCGAACGACGGAGCGGTCGGCGTTGCCTCCTCACCAGCAGCACGACGGATCACGAGAGCCGACTTCGGCTTCACGAGAGCACCCGACATGCGGGTCTCCGTCAGGTACTTGTGCTGGTTGAAGTCGATATCGAAGTCCTCGAACGACGTCAGCTTACCACCCTGGTCGGTACCAACGGTGTAGTCCGTGAGGTTCACGATGATGCCAACGACACCCTCGTACTCCTCCATGGGCTCAACCGTAACGATCTCCTTGACCAGGAGGTTCGAAGCGACCTCTGCCTGGTTCGCGTAGAGACGACGACCCAGCTGGTCCTTACGGAGCAGAAGGTTGGTCAGCTCGTCACGAGTCGTGAAGAACGTGGGCGAACCCGAACCCTTGTAATCCTTCTGAGCACGGATGAGAGCCTCTTCAGCCTCCTCAGTCGTCGCGTCATCGGCCAGGGTGACCTGGTGAGCGTAGAAGGGGTTGTCGTTCAGGATCGGACGAATCTTGTCCTCGTTGATCTTGTCCTCGTGGTCGAACGCACGACCGTCACCCAGGAGGATTGCGCGAGCGATTTCCTCGTTGAGCATGGTGAGCATCTCGGTCTTGAGCCACGCGACAACGTTCAGCTCGGTGGCGTCGATGATGTCATCGCGGTCGAGCTTCTGCTTCTTGTAGATCGTGGTGGGGAGGGTCTCTCGCTTCAGAAGGCGAACGATCTCTTCCTTCTTCAGGTTACCCTTAACGTAACCCTTGGCACGTGCCTCTTCTGCGGTGATGTCTGCGACGAGAGTCTTGATACGAGCGAACGGCGAGTGCTTGGTGCCCGAGATGACCTTCTGCACCCACTCCATGTTGCGCGAGAGAACCTCGGGCGAGTTGCCGACAACCTTGGCGTCGGGGAAGAGGAGCTCGATCTGGTCGATACCATACTCGGCTGCGTGCTTCAGAACCGAAGCCTTCAGCGTCATACCAGGAGCCTTGGCGTCCCGGAGGAGGGTCTCGATCTGCGAGTGCGACAGGGTGGAAGTGGTAGCCATGTTGTTGGTGTCCTTACTGTTAGCTGCCTGGTCAAACACGTTGTGTGCCATTTCAGAATCCTTTTTCTTTACCGAAGGGTTAGTGTCATCGGAGTCATCATCCGACTTGTCTGCGTCATCCTTTTCGGAATCGGCGGGCTCCTCGGACTCATCCGAATCATCGGCGTCCTCGGCGTCGTCAGCATTACCCGAAGCAGCTTCGAGAGCCTGACCGACAAGGAAATCGACAACGTCGCGCTGGTCCTGATTCATCGTGTTGAGAACTTCCTCAACCGTGACGTCATCGCCTTCGCTTGCGTCGTCCCCACCCTCTGCGGGAGCTTCGGGATCGGCCGGAGCCTCATCCTTCTTCTCATCCTCTTCGGCGTGGGTCAGAGTGAGACCCGTGGTAATCACGGCCTCGTCATCGTATTCGTGAATGTCATCACCGTGCTTGATCGAAACGTTCTCGATCTTAGCCCCTGGATTGGCGCCTGCCAGAACGAGCGAGACCTCACGAATAACGCCATGAATGACATTATTCTCTCGCTGCTGAAGCTGGTTGGCGTACACCGAAAGCGAATCGTAGTCACCATGCTCCAGAGAAGCCTTGGCCGACTGAGCCTTCGGGGTATCGTTGAAATATCCGTAGACGAACGTGCCGTCTGCGCGATCCTCAACCACCGCGTGGCCGAGAACGTTCTCAACGTCGTCGTGCATGTGATTCCACATAAGCGGAACCTTCTGGCCGTCATTGCCCTTAAAAGCGTGAGCCAGAATGGTACGCCCGTCAGAACACAGCAGACCAGCCTTGCTAGCGTAACCGCTGAAATCTGGTTTCATTTTGAAACATCCTTAGCTGTTGGTTATTGATCGTATAGATCCGACTTTTGTCTCCAGGAGACCGGGTTGGTTAGTATCGTCGACGATCTCGGCATCTTCAATATTCGTAGGACCTGAGCCTCGCAGATGCTGAGGAATATTACTATTCATCAACTTATCGGCGATCGGATCGTTGGACTTACGCCAACCCAGCGCATCAGTCCTGATCTCATTAGCAGAAGCGATCTCGTTTCGAGTGAACTTGTCCGCAATCTCAGCAATCTGAGAAATCGGAACCAATTCAAACGGATCACGATAGAACTCAATAGCCTGGCCTTGAGTTCGAGCGGTCTTACTCAGGAACGTTCGAGTCATCGCCTTAGTGATCGAAATCAGATAAGGCTTCACCGTACGAGTAAAGTAGT